TGGAATATTGGAAAGTAGTATAAGTAGGTCTCTTAAGTGGGGCCCGGGAAGAAGGTGGGACTTATGCTAAATAACTAAAAACATATATCAATGGCTTTTCATTTAAAAAGAGATAGTATAATACCAACTGGTATTGGAACTGTATATTACAAAGATAATCGTCAATGGTCTAATCTATTTTCTGAAAGAAAACAGTACGATACAAAATCAGAAGTTGAATCACTTATAGTTAATACTGATGGGAAGAATGGTGGTTGGACTGGTTCGGTAATAGTAGAGGAATAATTCTTATGGCTAGAAGTCAAATTGAAAATAGGAACTTTTTAGCTCCTGCAGGTTTTAAATTTATATTGGAGAGAGCTCCTAAGATAGCGTTCTTTTGCAATCAAGCAAATATCCCAGATATGAATATGGGAACTGCTGTGTTGCCAAGTTATCTCAGACAGCTTCCAATACCAGGAGATGAAATTAATTTTGGGGATTTAAGTTTAAGATTTCTTGTAGACGAGGATCTTAAAAACTATATGGAAATTTTTAATTGGATTAGGGGATTGGGTACTGCCCAAAGTCTTAATGAGTTTGATGATTTGCAAAAAAGATCAACAGTAAAACTTGAAAGGGGTCAGAACATATATTCTGATGGTACTTTACATGTATTGAGCAATAATTTAATATCAAAATTTAAAGTTGTATTTGATGATTTATTTCCAGTTAGTTTATCTACTCTAAACTTTGATGCTACAGATACGACCAATGAATATTTTACAGCTGAGGTAATTTTCAAGTATACTATATTCAATATTACAGATATGGAAGGAAAGGATATATGTTGATTGATCTTGAAAAGATTCAAGATATGTGGGAAGCAGATTCAAAGATAGATCCAGACAACTTACATACAGAATCTTTAAATATACCATCTCTTCATGCTAAGTATTTTGAGATGTATAATAATTTATTTTTATTAAGAAAGAAAGCAGAGCAACAAAGAAAGAATATAAGACATGAAAGGTATGAATACTTTAGTGGGAAAGCAGACCCAGAAACATATGTAGATAATCCATTCCCTAAGAAGATTAGGGATAAAGATACTCTTCAAAAATATTTGGACGCGGATGAGAAACTTTCTAACTCTTCTTTAAAAGTGGACTACTACGACGCAATGTTGACTTATCTTGAAAGTATTCTTAAACAGATAACTAATAGGACTTACCAAATCAAAAATAGTATCGATTTTATGAAGTTTAATAGTGGCATGGGGTAATAAATACTTACAACAGATTTATGGACTTGTGTGAATAGAGCCGGTGACGTTGTTATAACGAAAAAAAACGAAGTATTCTTACATATTCGGGCGGAGCCCCATATAGAGTATGAGCTTCGCGACCACTTTACATTCTATGTCGAAGGGTATAAGTTTATGCCCCAATATAGAAGCAAACACTGGGATGGTTGTATTCATTTATTCGACATGAAAACCAAACAAATCTATGTTGGTTTGTTGGATAAGATTATTGCTTTCTGTAATAGGCATGATTACTCATTCTCATTTGAGGATAACAAATATTATGGGAAACCTTTTGAAATAAATGACTTAATCTCAAAGGAAGGTGTTAAGGATTATATGAAGGCCATCTGCTCTCACAGTCCCCGTCAGTATCAGATTGAGGGAGTATATGATGCTTTAAAGTATAACCGAAAGCTATTGATAAGCCCCACTGCATCCGGCAAATCTCTGATGATTTATACCCTTGTACGATATTATGTGGATAGAGGAGAAAAAATTCTTTTAGTTGTTCCAACGACATCCCTTGTAGAACAGATGTATAAGGATTTTCTTGATTATGGCTGGAATGCTGATTCATACTGTCACCGTATCTATGCTGGAAGGGAAAAAACTAATAATGCCCCAGTAACTATTACTACTTGGCAATCTGTGTATAAGTTAGAACGTTCTTTCTTTGAGGACTATAATTGTATTATTGGTGATGAAGCTCACCTTTTTAAGAGTAAATCCCTTATATCTATAATGACTAAGTTACACCATGCTAAGCATAGGTTTGGGTTTACTGGTACTTTAGATGGAACACAAACCCATAAGTGGGTCTTAGAGGGGTTGTTTGGTCCATCATACAAGGTAACTAAAACTGATAAATTGATGAAGCAAGGATACCTTTCCAATTTGGATATTCAGTGTCTTGTATTAGAACATCCTCCTCAAAAGTTTGATACTTATGAAGATGAAATACAATATTTAATCTCCCATGAACAAAGAAATAAATTTATTTCAAACCTAACATTAGACCTAAAAGGAAACACTCTTGTATTATACAGTAGAGTAGAAACACATGGTGAGATACTTTTCAATTTAATAAATAGCTCTAAAGAGTATGATCGTAAAGTATTCTTTATACATGGTGGAGTTGATGCTAAACAGAGAGAGTTGGTAAGAGAAATTACTGAGAGGGAAAACAATGCAATCATCGTTGCGTCCTATGGGACGTTCTCTACTGGCATTAATATTAAGAATCTTCATAATGTTATCTTTGCTTCTCCTAGTAAGTCCAGAGTCAGAAATCTACAGTCAATTGGGCGTGTACTTAGAAAAGGAAAGGATAAGGTAAAAGCAACACTATATGATATTGCTGATAACTGTACTAAAAATTCAAGAAAAAACTATACACTAAACCATTTCATAGAAAGGATTAAAATCTATAATGAAGAAAACTTTAATTATGAAATAATAACTATACAACTTAAGGGAGGAAAAACCATTGGAAGATGATTTTTATGCAACTATAAAACTTAAGTCCGGAGAAGAAATATTTACTAAGGTAGCAGCCTCAGAAGAAGGTAATAGGATCATGCTTATAATGACCAATCCCATTATGATTGAACAAGTTAAAAGTAGAATAGGTAATATTGGATATAGAATAGAGCCATGGTTAAAAACTACATCTGATGATATGTTTATCATTGATTTAGATAATGTAGTTACAATGTCCGAATCGGAAGATATAAAAATAATTCTTATGTATCAGGACTATGTTCGTAATAAGGATAATGAAGATGGAGGTCATGATAGTAATAATAAATCTAATATAAATCGTAGAATGGGATACCTTTCTAGTGTTAATGATGCTAAGGAGGTTTTGGAGAAGATCTATAAGAATACTAAGAACTCTAAGAATAATAGCTAAGACGACCCTTATCAACCTCCACAAAGGTAATTGTATAGCATTTCAAGAGACTTGTCAAGTTCCAGTATTGATGGTATGATGGGTATAAGTACATATAAAGAAAGTTTATGTTATCAACTCCTATGGCTAAAAGAAAAAGATCTGAGCACTACGTTAATAATAAGGAGTTCCTAGCAGCACTTATTGTATACAAAGCAAAGGTAAGGGAAGCAGCATTCAATCACAATCCTGAATGGACTGATGCTGATATTAAGAAATGGCGTAGTCCTGATAAACCACAAATCCCACGATATATTGGTGAGTGTTTTCTAAAGATTGCTAATCATCTTTCTTTTAAACCAAACTTTGTTAACTACATGTTTAAAGAAGATATGATATCTGATGGTATTGAGAATTGCGTACAGTATATTCATAACTTCGACCCAGAGAAATCAGCTAACCCATTTGCTTACTTTACTCAAATCATTCATTATGCATTCCTTCGTAGGATTCAAAGAGAAAAACGTCAGTTAGAAATTAAGAATAAGATTATTGAGAAGTCAGGATATTCAGAAGTATTTGATGATAACAATACTATTGATGGAAGTAACTTTAGTGAATATAACAGCATTAAAGATGCTGTCCATTCTAAGCTAAGAAATTGATGAAACTTACTGAAGATATTATTTCAAGGATTGAGAAAGCACTTGATATGAGAAAGAAAAATGGTGATATGATTTGGGAAGATGGTGATGATATTGCAGTTAATATTGCAGGAACATTTGCTGGAGATAAGTTTATTACTTTAACCAATAGAACTAAAAATCCTGTTCGTCATATTGATGTATTGACTATTCCAGAATGA